TTTAATTAGCGTGCTGCGTGTTGAATTTCAAATAGGGGACACCGCCGTAAACTCCAAATTTAACGTCAAGCCAACGCCCGCCTAAAGGCTTAGGAGGCGCTCCGCGTTCTACGTGCCAGCCCATCCCTGGCAAATACTCTTCTTTGTAGGTAGATGTACGAACCATATAGCAGTTAACTAGCTCGGGGCGGTTGTTTCTATTTAGGCGCTCAATGCTGTAAATAATCTCGGTCGACTCGTGAACGTGTCCGCTCCAAATAATATCGGCACCCTCTACCATTGTCGCCATCCTGTTAAATTGTATAGCGCCGCGAGTTACTACGCCGCCGCCCCCTGAGCCGTGGTGGTATTTAATGCGAAGCGTTTGCCCTTGGTTACCTGTGCTTTTGAATTGATACATAACCCAACCCGAGTAAGTCCCGAGCACCTCACTTCTGCCGATCAAATGAGCGAAGGTTTTAAGGCAGTCAAATTCTTGATGATTTATAATTGCCGTTTCGTGGTTACCGTAGGCTATTAAATGAATAAGCTCAGCGTAAGGCTTAAAGAACTTAGCGCAATCAGACACAACGGCATCAAAGTAATTGACGACTTGGTGTTCTGGCCTTACCGCCTCCTTATTAGCCCTGCGGTCTTTTTTGCCGCCCATAAGGTCGAGAAGGTCGCCGTTAATTAAAATAGGGTGGCCGCCTGCTTTAGCTTCGTCTAAGTGCCGCTTAAGTAGCTTGCGGTCGCATTTAGGGTTATCCCAATGTATGTCGCTCAGAAGTAAAAAGCGGTAACTACCCCAGCCTTTTATTTCGTGCATTATAACGCTGGTCTCGCTCATAATAAGAGGCCGACTACAAAAGCCAACGGTGCAATTATACGCCAAAGGCCCAGCTTTTGCGTTAGTTTGTCGTTGTTTCGTTGTAAGTGCTCTACGGCCGCCTTGTGCTGCAATATCTCTAAAGAGTCTATTTTTATGCGCTCCTGGTATAAAGGAACCAGCGCCCTAGCCTTAGCGCCTTCGGCTAAATATAGGTTTATTTCAGCTTTTGTCGAGCTGTCTGTGCATTGCGAGTAAACGCTGCAAGGTGCTGCAACTAGTGTCGCCGTCAGCATTAAGCCTTTTAATAATCGTGTCATATTTTACCTGCGTTTTTGTTATAGTGTCGCGCAAGATCTGTCTTTTTATTTCGAGCTTGTTTATAGTGTCGTGGTATTGCTCTATTACCGTATCTATTTTGCTAGGCTTGTCTTTGGGAAAGCTAGGCCCCCAGCGAAATATAGCGGCAACAAAAAGCACCCCGAGCAAAACCCAGAGCGCTAAGCCAGTTAATAGTAAGTCTTTTTTACTCACCTTTGGAGGGCTTGGCGAATTTCTCAACGCTAGTAAAACCTAAGCAGAGAATAGTAACCCACTCTACAGAGCTAACAAGCTCAGGGCTAGGCGCTACCTCTACGGGGCTAAAGCTGTTTGCGATCATTGTGCCGAACAGCACCAAAGCGCCCAATACTCCCACCACGCGCTTCGAGCTAGTCTCGCCATCTTGGCCTTTAAATACGTCTAGAATTTTCATTTGTTAATTTTCTTCATATTAGCAACCCGTATACTGTCCCCAATTCGCTCGGCTTCTAGATCCTCTAAAGATTCGAAAACTGGCACGCTGTAAACCTCGCAAACCTTTTCGAGCAGCTCTACTTTCTCAGCCATTGCCTCGGCTTCTTTTACAGCCTCTTTGGCCTCTTCTATCTTAGCCTCAGTCATTTGCTGAGCTTCTGCAATAGCGGCGTGAGTTGCCTCAATGCTAACGGCTGTCTTCTGCAACTGCATCGAGTAAGCCTTATAAGGGTCGGCCTCTCTTGCATTGTCTTGAATAGGCAGCGCAGCGGTTAAAAAGGCGGCGAGTAAATAGGTTGCTTTCATTGCATTGTATTAATTTATAACTCCTAGTTTCTTGTAAGTATTAAGCTCCGATCTAAGTGCAGCCGTCGAGCTGTCCGAAGTTTTAAGCATAGCGCTAAACTGCTTAAGCTGACTTTCGCAGGCTGTCAGCCTTTCCTCGCACTTACTGCCCTCGTTGTTACTCTGCTTTTCAGTTCTGAGGTAAAGAAAAATAACGGCGAACACCATTAAATACGTTAACGCTTTGCTAGGGTCTTTGCTGAACTGGTCGAAACTTACTGGTAATTTCATTGTATTACTGTCTTAGATATTAACGGCCTTGCCCTCTATAGCGCTTCGCTGGTGGGTTGTTTTTAGAGTGAACTCCTGGCCGCCTTCTTTTCGGTTTAGGCTTCCAGGAGCTTACTGCTGCCTTAGTTTTAGCCTTCGCCATTTATTACAGGATTAGGGATCAAACAAAACGGGCTATCGGGAAACTTAGCGCAGTATCCTTTCAAATACAGCGCTTCACACCCTGCGAAAGTATGCACCCCGCAAGGCTCAGGCCATACCTCATAAGCGGCAAAGTCAGCGGGCGGCTGGGCGTAGAATAAAATATCAACTGCCCACTTATCCGAAAGCAATTCGCAAACGGGCATACCCTCGGCATCCTTGCCCCATTGCAGGCAAATGAAACCAATTTCGTGAACGGCACAGTTTACAAAAGTTGTAACGCTCTCGCCTTCGGGCGTGGTTGTGGTCTGCTCTATTTGCTTGCGCAAGGTTGCCCAAGCGGCTGGGGTAAATTCGTATTTTTTGAAGGTGTTTGTCATCTTATAAGGTTGTTAAGGCTGCCAGTTCTGCGTTGGTTAGGCGGGTAGGAAATAAAACAAGTTCATTTACTTTCCCAAAAAATTTGTCGGTGTTATTCCCCGCGTCAAAACTAAGCACGGATGGCGAAATAGGCACCGCCCCACTTGTTTCCGTTGCTAATAATGAACCATTCGCATAAACGGCAAAATCATTTAATTTATAGGCGTATGCTATTTTTACTCTTGTAGTTAATCCAGCAATTGTTTGAGTTGAGTTCATTACAATAGAGCCACCACTTTGTACCACAAATGCAATTTGCGTTCCGTTGCTCAAAAAAGCCATTGTAACCCTATTAGAAGTGCTGCCATCATTTATGCTTATTTGTCTATCCTCATTTGCACCAACAAGAGCAGCAATGTCCACAAACAATACCCCCTCACTCTGCCCAATCAACGAACTAATGCCCGTCTTACTTGCCGCATCCGCTACACGGGTAACACTTGCCGAGGTTGTGGGGATGTAGGAGGTTGGGTAACTTCCGACTTCAAATTGTGCGCCCCATACATAAATTCCGCTTGTACCATTACCCGTAAATAATGGCAAAGAACTATCCCAAGTTGGTGATGCGGTAGAAGATATGGCATAAGTTGGATAAGCGTTTCCGCTTGTATGTTGGGCGCTTACTGACAATCTAAACCACCCATTCCCTAAATTATCGACTTTGTATGATGTATTTGTAGGGCTTCCACTTGAATCAGTTGAAGTAATTGCACCCGTTGTTAAATTTAATACAACTGAATATCTTTTTGTATCATTATCGGTCGATAATCTTATACAAGCAAAATTATATTCACCCGCCTTAAAAAATGCCGATTGCGTACAAATACCCGCTGATGGGCTTACAATTTCTGAATAAAACCCGTGCTTCTCATTCGTGGCATCTGCAATTAACTTGTCTGCATTTGTAGTGCCATCGGGAGAAGTTGTGGTATTTGCGGTGATACTGGATTGAAATTTTGCATAAAAAGCATTTGTAAAATCCTCTGAATATGTAGAAAGATTCGTCCTCTGCGGTTCAAGCAAAAGAGACGGACACCCATTTGTGTAATCCAAACGGGGTACATTTTGGCGGTCTGTGGTGGGGAAGTAGGGTTTTAGTGTGCCTTCGTTTGCTTGAAAACCCCAAATATATGCACCGCTCACCCCGTCACCCGTATAAACATAAGCGCCATTTGCGTCACAGAGTCCAATATTCAATCCGCCCGAACCCGTTGCAATAGCGGTCAGCGTTAGGCTAATTCTAAACCACCCATTGCCTACGCTCGTAATGCTTGAAGCATCAATATTAGAACCTGCCGAAATTGTGCCATTTGTGAGATTGACGGTTGTTAAGGTTATTGCATTAAAAACAGTACCGCTTGTATTAATGCGTTGCAGTTCTAAAATAAAACGCTCGGCTGCTTTAGCGTAAAACGAAAAAGTGTATTTTGTGCCACTTGTCACCGCTATTGAACCTTGTCCGACTCTGTGTAAAATATTTGCACTGGTATCCTCCACCACCTTGTCTGCGGTTGTTGTGCCATTCGGTGCAGTTGTGGCGTTTGTTGTTATTGTAGCCGCCAATTTTGTCCAAACGGCATTGCTTAAATCTTCCGAATACCGCGCCAAATTCCAAGGCACTCGCTCAACAAGCCCCTGAGAATTTACCCTCGTGCCGTCAGAAGCGCGTGAAAAAGTTAGGTCGCCGCTGCCGTCTGTTGGGATGACGCTGTAAGCAGTGTCTTCTTTGTAGCCGCTTGGTATATATACTAGGCTAGCCTGGTTTAATAAGTCGCTCATATTTTTACAAGTTGTTTAGCTTCCGAAGTAAACAGCTCACACCTTCGTAATAGCCGCCGTCTGCGGTTATCCGAGCTTTATAAGTAACGACGTAATCCCAGCCTTGGCCGAAATAAACCCGCCCGCGTGTGCCAATTCCGAGGGAGCTTATAAGTTGCATTTAAGTAAGTTAATTAGGATTAATAACCGATAACAGAGCCAGAAGAAATAACAAAGCCAGTAATCTTTTTACCTTTACCAGCGGGCAAATAAGTCCCTTGTTGAAAGGTTACGCCGCTCATTCCGCGATCGCTCAAAACGTTTGCGGCGCTCTGAAAATCAGGAGTAACGGTAAAAGAAGTAAAGACGGTGTCTTCTTGACAAACTACAGCGTCATAGGAAACGCTTGTAACGGTTGCGGCTGCGTGGTATTTGAAACCCTGAGAGCCAGCTAGAATATCTGCGGAAGCTTGTGCCATACTCCAAAAATAAAAGCATAGCAGGCAAACACTAGCAACAATTTAAGCGCCGCCTTATTTGTGCGTTGCTACAATATACCACTGCACCCCGTCAGACTGTACCCAGTGCGTCTCCCAGTTACCGCCCCAACTTAATAACTGAGCGTCGTTAATTAGGTAACCTGTGCCAGCGTCTAGAATTAAGGTGTTAGCCGCTGCTGTTTTAATAAAGCCAAAGCGTAAGCCAGGTGTAATGCTAGGGGGAGCGGGTAAGTCTATTGTAATGCTTCCAGCGGTAGTGTCGCAAACAAAGATCTCGTACTCGGTTGGAAAGCTAGTAATGTCGCTCGTTACGTTTAAGCTATTGCCAAGCCTGCGCATCTGCCAAGAGAAGTCTACGGCAGTAGCGTCGTATTTAAGTGCTATGGTATAGGTGCCGTCTACGCCAGGATCAGAGCTAGGCGCTCCTTCGCTAACTTCTAAAAAGTCGTTAATAAGCTGGTCGGGCAAAGCGCCTGTAATGTCCTCGGCTCTACCTACTTGCTCGCGCAGTCTGTCTATTTGATCCTGAACATAAACCCGCTCAGAGGGTACAGGGTTATCTGTTTCCCCTTCGCTTATTACGTCGCCGTAAGTTGTCTCGATTTTCAGCCATTCGCCTTCCCAGCGTTCGCTATTTGCCGAGAAGCTACAGCCGTTAAGCAACCAAGCCCCGCCGTCAAAGTACAAAGACTTAACCGCTGTAAGGCTCCCGCTGTCGTGCCAGGTGCCGCGTATAGCTCCCAAGAAAGTAGCATAGAGAGCGCTGCATTGGTCTACTAGCGACTGCTGGAAGTTTTCGGCATAGCCAGCCTCCCACCCATTAGCCCAGTCTGTGGGCTTTACTGAGGTTGCAAAAGTCGGGCCTACCATTATAGTTCCTAGCTCGTATTTATCGAAGCCATCATAAAATACCTGCGGCAAGTCTTTTACTATGCTATTTTGAAGCGCGCTATTGCCACTCTGCGCCCAGGTGTTTTTAGTAAAGTTGTAAGGGTCGCTAGTTGTATAGCTTCGGCTCGCTGCAATACTGCCGAGAAAGTCTATAGGCGTAGAGCTTTTAATGCTCCAGCTAGTTGTGAACGGGTTTTTAACAAAATTAAGCACGACCTCCTCAACTGTTGCCTCGACGTGAAACCCTGTAATATTGGCCGCAGGGCCTGAGGTAATAGGTGCGCTAAAATCTTCTACTATGTTAATAGGCCAGCGTCGTTTAGATCCGCTGTAATACTTAAAGGCCTTGAGCTTGTAATT